GCCCCAAGCCTTTTTTGGCTTGTTCAAAGGCTTCAAATACTGTTTTAGGTTGAGTAGTAGTAGCTGGACTTCCACCCTTAGAAGATGAGCCTGTGGAAACAATTGTTGCCGAACGCTTAGCTTGAACTCTAGCTTGTTCATCGGCCAGTTTTTTGCTGGACTCAGAAGCTTTAGAATAAACTTTATCAAAAGTAACCTGTTTAAAGACTGCTTCTAAATCAGTTGACCCTGTTGCTAAAGCTGTTGCTACAACTTCATCTGGATTAAAATCTTCACCATACTTGCTTTGTAATTTATCAATAGTTCTTTGCAATTCATCTAAAGCTTTTTGTGATTCAAAAGCTGCAATTCTTTGCTCTAAACTACGGAATTGCTTCTCAGCTGGATCCATCCATTCTTCCTCTTCAGGTTGAACATCTAGACCATATTGCTGTTGAAGCAACTGCAAGGTAGCAGCTGGGTCGTTTTGCAGGGCTTCCTGCAACGCACTAGCATACTGTACTTGCTTTTTTTGTTCACTAAGTTCCTGTGTCTTACGGGTATAATCCGCTTGACGTTGGTACCCAGCTAGAGCCTCCTGCAAAGGGACTGTGACTTCTTCTCCATTAACTTGGATTTTGACGACTTTGTCGGCAACATCTGTATAGTCAAAAAAGTCTGGCTCTTCTATTACGCCTGCTTCGCCTAATTCCTCGACTTGTCCATCTTCGATAATGGGGTCGATTACTTCAGTACTAGCACTAGCATCATTGTTTATATCACTCATTTGGAATCCTATCCTTCTAATTGGTTGTTCCTATATATATGTAAAGTTTTTTACATAAACCTTATTACTTGTATTACTGACCGGCTTGTCTTTGCTGTTCAGCTAATATTATTGCTTGAATTAAATCTGGTGGCATACCTTCTAATCCAGCTGGTACCTCTGGCCCAGAAGGAAGTTCTCCTTGAGCTTGGGCTAAAATAGCTGCTAATTCAGGAGGTAATCCTTGAGTGCCACCTTCAGCTGGTAAACCCCCTGGTGCTCCACCCTGCAGTGCAGCTAATAATTCTGGAGGTAGACCTTCCATACCGGCCTGTGGAGGACCACCTTGACCGCCTAGTAAAGCAGCTAGCAACTCAGGTGGCAGACCAGCTAACTCAGGTGGTAATTGTTCCTGTGGTGGGGCAGCTTGACCACCTTGTAAAGCAGCCATTAATTCAGGAGGAAGACCTTGTCCACCTTGTTCCGATTGCATTGCAGCCATATCATCTGGGGTCATGCCTGGTGGCATACCTTGCCCTTCTAAGGCCGCCTGGTCAGGTGACATTGGCATACCTTCTGGTAGTCCAGGTGGAGGCGGTGGTGCTTGTAAAAAAGCTCCTGCATTCTTTATACCAAATCCAGTTCCTAAAACATATTCAGCTAATTTCTGCATGTTTACAAGTCCTGCTTGGGCGAATGGTTGCATTGCCGAAACAATTTGAAGTGCCATATCTCTACGGAAAGCTTCATTACGTGGGGCTGTAGATCCAGCTTCAACTGTAAAGTCAAATTCACCAGAGATATAATCTTTATCAAATGTTAACCACACAGGTGCAGCTTCAGTGCCTACGATTCTTACAGTCTGCTCACCAGTTAGGTACTGTTGAGCAAGCATTATAAGATTAGCAGCACATGCAGCTATAGAATTTTCTATATTAACAAGCTTTTCAGCAACTCTAGCATTACCAGCTTCAGCAATAATTGAAGCTTCGCGGGCAGTTCTAGTTGTTTCTGGAATTGCACCACGCTGGTACTCTGAGACGCCTGACACACGGTCAATGTCATTTTGAATTAATGAAGATTGATTATAAAATTCTGGTGGGTTAATCAAGGCCGGCATTGGGACAACAACATTATTTAAATTCTCGTTACCCTTAACAGGAACTATTACGTTGTCATCATCAGAAGACAAAGCCTGTCTACCAAAGTCATCGAATGCTGATTCTTGGAACAACCACTTACGACTATAGCGTTTTCTGTGGTTCATCATCTGTGTACGAGTTTCATTTAATTCGTACTGCAGTGGTTCAATTGCTTCAAGCTCACCCATTGGGTAGAACAAACCAGGGATTTCATAGTTGCGCAACATAATAAAAGGATGGCCAAATACATACGGCATCTTTACTGGTTTAACTAAGAACTTGTCACCAGTGTCTGAGAAGATGCACATTTCACCAGTATCGATATTATAATACTCGTAAATATCGCAGTATGTTTCATCTGGATTTGTGCCAGTTGAATAGGTATTGTTTACAAAAATGTCTCCATATTTTTGTTGTGTAGTTGGTCCAACTTCTTTTCTTGCTGCGGCATCGTAACGGTCATCGTTTCTTACATCTTTCAATGTGCGACGTGTACGTTGTGCAATCCAACGAATATCATTCATATCAGATGCGTCCATATCAACATACATGTCAAATGGATCCACACGTTCTAAGAATGGACGGTCTTCTCTAATAATAAATGTTGATTCAACATCATCGCTAGTTTCTGGGCCGGCAGCTTCATCAGCACTATCTTGAATGTCATCGAGCTTTTCTTCTTCAACAAAGCGATAACCAGTCTTAACCCAACCATGACCAATAATTAAATAGTCTTTTACTGAACGCTGAAACTCTGGCTGGCATTCATAATGCTGCCACCAATAGTTAATAATAGATTCAGTAACAATAGCTTTATCGCCATCTTCTGGTCTGCGCGCATTAACATTAATCTTTGGACGACCAATAGCAATTGCAGGAGCTAGAGTATTAATAGTTGAGAATGCAACGTTAACAAGCAATCTGTCACCTACACCAGCACCACGATAATGCCTACCGCGATATAAGTTAATTAAACGTTGCCAAAGTTGAATATAATTTTGTTGTTCTAATACCTTTTGTGCTAAGTTAAGTTTCTGTCTATACTGACTTAACTTATCTGAGTTACTTTGACGTGCCATATTAACAATCCCACTTCTTTAATGCCAACGCTTTACGTGTTGGTCTTCCTTTAGAATCTTTCATTGGTCCTGGATTTCCTTCCATCCTTGCGCAAAATGATTTTCTTCTTGCTGCGGCCTTTGGTGACTTCGCTGCTTGCTTAGCGGATACTGGTGGTTTTAAGTTCATACCTTCAGCTTTTGCTGATGCACGGCCTTTAGCATTAAGTCCACCTGTAGGGCTTTTGCCTTCTTTCCTTTGCCATGCAGGAGTCTTAGCCATTATTTCTTTTTCCTTGCAGCTTTCATATTATCAATTAGATTTGGGTAAGGTCTACCTGCTGCTTTAGCAGAAGCTTTTGCTGCTGCTTTTTTAGCAGGAGATAATTTAGTTGATTTCTTTTTTGGATTAGGAGTTTCCCAAACTGGTTTTTTAGAAGCCATTACTTTTTACTCTTTTTTACTGGTACGTTGTTCGTAACTTTTTTCTTTTTCTTCTTAGGATACTTTTGCGTAGTGGTGCTGTTCATAGCATCCATATCCCTCATCTGGATGTTAGGAACTGGCATTACTTAGCGCTTGAATAGAAGCCAAAAGAAACTGTAATTATTCCATTTGCTGAAACAAAAGATGATGGGTTTGCAAAGTACACACCAAATTCTGCCAAGCCAGCAATACTGCCTCTAAAGTTTTTAGCAAATGCTGTCGGAGTTGCACCAACTACAGAATCAACTTGAGATGTTAAAGAAGAATCTTCTGCGTCATTAAGTGACCATAGTGCTGGTGAACTTTGGTTATTATTTGCGCCACCCCAGAATGAAATTGTTCCATCCCAACCTTCAGCTGATGTAATAGTTAAAGCCAATGTGTCATAGCCTGCACAATTAACTGGGGACCAGTCTGATGTTGGTGTGGCTAAAGTACTGTTGTAGGTGTATTCATATTGTAAAAACATTATTTACCTTTTTCTTTCTTTTTAGATTTGTTTGCTTCACTATTAGAAATTTTTGCTTGTGCAGCTGTTTTCTTTTTCATTTCTTTTTAATCTTTGGATAACTTTTTTTATTAGCTTTTTTTACTTTTTCTGGAACAGTAGAAGTAGTACCA